ACTGGATAGACCTGTAGTCCAAGGGTGTAAGTCAGCCTCAGTCCGATATAGCTCAGTCTTAATGATATAGACATCACAATTAGCCACAAGCGACTCCGCCAAGATATGAGTCTTGATTCTATAATCTGGATAAGCATTTATAAACTCCTTCAATCGGTCTTGAACACTTACATAATCATCTAGGTAATTCGACATCTAACTTCTCTCTCCCTGCGAATTGATTTATCGCATCTTCTAATTGTTCTTTCAATGAATAAAATGTGCCATCTGGCCAGTTCTGTGCATCATCGGCGCAAGGCTGGCAATAGAACCTAACCTGAGCCTTTCGAAGCGGTGTCTCGCTTTGGACTTTCCATACTGCTGGTGTTGTAGCTCTTAAATCCCAGCCATTCTTATTTTGTCCCCAGCGATATTTGCAATAGTCGCAATATTGATTGCTATTGTGATTGCGAGTCAGACTCAATGTCGTCCCAATCTTCTGGTGTCGAAAATCGTAATCGACCCAAGATAGCGGCATATCCAATGAGATCGAGATACGAATCTTCGCGCTCTGGACTTTCCACCATTCTTGAGAGTTTGGTCGCAATAGCAATAATTGCCAAGTCAGATGGGTCTCTGAGCTGAATACCGAGTGCTTTACTGATTTTGAAAATGCGTAGTAAATTGTGCCTCGGGTCGCCATACTCGATGCCCCTGTCGAATAGTGTGTCTCCAGCACTTTCGAGCCATTCATTTAATGATTTCTGTGTATCGGACACTTGCTCTCCCTCTCTTATATCCTTCATTAAAGGCTTTAGCTTTGGCTGAACTCCAAAGAGCCCACAAGTAAAGGCCGAAGAATGGAACGCCGATGGTTATTGCAAAGACTTGCGTATCAGATAAATTAGGAAACATCTGCGCTCACCCCATATTTATCTAGCCAATATGCAGATATCTCAGCCTTTGATAAACGGCCTCGCAGCTGTTTCTTACCCATCCGCTCTTTAGCGAATCGTCTTATTATTGATCCCTTAACCCAATTTGTCTCATCAGTCCAAGCCCCTGCTTGAGAATCAAATCGAATAAGAGTTACTTTATTTACCATTTTGCTCCCGTTCTGTAATCCCTAAATGGATTAACGGGTTAAATATATTTGCTTAAATCTATTTAGACAAGCAATAGCGCGGCGAGTCGGATATCAAGATAGCCAGCTAGTCTTTCGTTTGTCGCTTTATTGGCAAAATCAGTACTTATAGGCAACCGTTTTAATACCCATTCAGGCTCGTTTATAGCCCCTAAATCAAACTCATATATACCTTTAGGTGTCGCGTTAATATAGAGGGTCTTAGCGCCCGTCCTAGCCCTTATATCGGCCAGATAATCCCACTTCTTCTTCTCAATAAGCAAAGTATCATAATGAGTCCTACGGCATTTAAGCTCAAGATAGGCGTTATGGGTTATGCCGTCTGCTCGGTCGGTCGCTGATAAAGGCGTCAAGTCTGGATAAAGCGACTTGAGAGCCTCGAATAACTCGACTTCCCTAAAGTAGATTAGTTATCTTCCTCGCCATCTTCCCAACCAATTTTCTTTATTGGGTCATCGGCAGGCACTATCCAATCAGGATAAGAACTGCGATCCATAGCAAAGGCTAAAGAAGTGCCCTCATCCATCCCAGCTCTGCGACAAGCTTTATAAACTTCATTGGCAGCAATAGCCCAGAAATCAAGCTTTGTTAAAGGAGTCTCTTTAGTAGTGCGCTTTCTCTTTACTGGCTTTTTACTTACGCGCTTTCGCGTTGCCATTTCTGACTCCTCTCGCTAGGGCCAATTCTAGCTGAGACTCCATTTTATCAAGGCGCGACACTATGGGGATATTTTCTAATTTAATTATATAGCGCAGGCCAGCAATCAATAAGGCTATAGAGCCTAAGACTGAAGCTACTAAGGTGGCCAATTCAGCGGCTATCATTATTCGATATGTCCGTAGCGGTCATAGCTAGGGTTTAACCAGTTGATAATGCTAGGCAAGACTGATGCTATGGCTGCATTTGCAATGGCAACAGGGTCTAATCCGACCGCTAGATAAGCTGCTAGGGCTGCCGCTATAAAGGTCTTCAGCCAAGTCGCTGCTGCTAGTTTTAGGTCTCTCATCATTTCTCTCTCCTTCTAGGTCAAACCATTGATTATTGTTATCTCCCAATTTTGTAAAGCTTATGTGGAAATGTGAAATGTGAGGATTAGGGCCTTTGTATTTACGCCATTTCCAGTTCATTATGCTGCTGGCTATCTTGCGATCATAGATAATATATTTAATGCGCTTATCACCGCGCTTAGCTAATAGGCGTAACTTTTGGACAACTGCGTAAGCTTCTTCTTTATGAGCGCCTAAATCTGAATCAATATCTAAAGCTCTGACGATTCCTCGAGAGTCTGGTATGTGGTCAGAATTGCGGTTTGTAAGGTGCCGAGCATCAGCAATCCAGCCATCAGACTTACGATCCCTATCAGGATAATCATCATCAATCTGAGTCCTTAATTGAATTCCGGCAGCGCATAATTTTGTCATCGTTTATAGATTTTTAGGGGCAAGGCACTTCTACCCAGTTAATAATTGCTTCGTCCCAGACATAACATTTGCCATCATCGGGATAAGGCACAGGCGCTTCCCAATAATAAGTTTCTGGATCAAGAATCCAAGAAGGATAAGGTTGTGGCGCAAAGAAACCAATGCCATCGAAACTATCTCCGATTCCAGCATAATTTTTATGTAGTGCAGGGCTTCCATCATCGCCATAATGAACGCCACCGCGAGTATTGTACGAAGTTTTAATCCAAGTGCCGCCAAGATTTTGTATTAACCAATCATAACCTTCATTAGGATCATCATTATTACCAGTCAATACTCTAAGAACTATATTGTTCTCATCTATTTCTGCCCAATGTGACATCTCTACACCGCCGTCTTTAGATAGCGAACGATAACAATACCTGAACCGCCGTTACCGCCGCCATAATATGAAGCGGTTTGTTCGCCGCCACCGCCACCGCCGCCAGTGTTGTTTGTGCCGTTACTTCCTGCGGCACCTAGTTGTCCAGCACCACCACCGCCATTACCGCCTGCGCCTGGTGTGCCGCCAAAATATGTGCCGCCGCCACCGCCGCCTGCGAAATAATATGTGCCACCTACATTCTGTCCTGCTCCAGTAGTAGAACCACCTGATATTGCAGTAGATAATCCCGCGCCACCATCACCGCCAGTTGTAGTCGTTCCATTTGCTCCTACTGCGCCAGCGCCACCACCGCCGCCGCATCCGAAGTTCGGCCCGCCTGCGCCAGTTCCTGAATTATTACCTTGACCTGCTGTGCCTGCACCTGCTGCTCCGCCTAAGTTCGGTCCAGAAGAACCACCTGAACCACCGCTTCTATCAGTCGCAGCCTGACCACCTAAACCACCGCCAACGGCGACAGTCAATGCACCGAAAGAAGAGTTTGTTCCTTTCGCTCCTTCATTGGCTGGACTGGTAGAAAATGCTCCACCTGTACCACCGCCACCGACTGTAACCGTATAATCTGCAGAGGTCAAAGATTGACTTGTAAAAGTTAAGTAACCACCCGCTCCACCCGCTGAACCATAAGCGCCACCGCCACCACCTGCAACAACTAAAATATCGCAAGTCAAAGTAAAGTTTTTCACACCTAAAGTTCCATTACCTGTGAAAGTTCTATAAAAGTAGGTAGCATCTGAACTAAGAGTGCCACCTGTTACTTCTTTACCTAATTTACTTGAAGCAATAATCCCGATCAAACTCATTACGCTATATCTCCTACGACATACCAAGTGTCGGTAGCAACCTTGATGCAAGAAGCTGCCGAGAATTGCGCTCTTAACTTAGGAGCTGTGGCAGTTGCTCCAGTTGATGAAATCGTAGTAGTGCCTGAAGTTACGGCCTTGATAGTTGTCTGACCTGCTCCGATTTGAATAACATTGATTACTGTGCCAGTTGGAAAAGCAACATTGGCGTTAGTTGGAATTTGAAAGTCATTAGCACCAGCGACAGACATTGTGACCAGTTTTTGGTCTGCATCTGCAAGAACTACTGTATAAGTTGCAGTTTGTGCATTAAGAGTTACTTTTGAGCCAGCGGCATAATCGTAAGCAATACCAACGGAACCGCTTGAACCGCCACCAGTAATAGGTGAAGTTACAGTTACTTCTGTTATATCGCCTACATCATTGGTAATCCAAGTATAATCTAAATCGGTATTGGAAGCTTTGCTTAAAATCTGGCCCGTAGTACCACCTTTAAGATCTACTAATGAAGTATCTATTGAGCTGCCAAGGGTTCTTATGGCGGCTGCGCCATCCTTGACTAAATCTGTATCAGCTGGGGTTGCCCAGTTGAAATTCGTTGTATTTGGCATTTATTCTCCTTAGGCGACTATTGTAGCGTTGAGCCAGTCCAAAGTTGGGCTGATTGTATTCCAAGTCTCTACCGCTGGGACTGAGTTCCAACGGAAGGCTTGCAGGCTGAAAGCTATAGGCGATAGGTTCATAGTTAGTTCTAATCGCCCTAAACTGGCAGTCCAAGTCCATCCCTCAACAAAGCCTTGAAATTCGCCATTGGTCATATTGAGTGGCAAATTTTCTATATTAATGGGCATACCCATAAACACATTTAATAGGTTATCGCGGTCGCTATTGTCAATTTCTGAGCTTGCAAGGGGAAACGTTATTTGTTTAAAAGCAAATTGGGGATAAGCGCGGATGAGGAGATAGAAGGCTGCTTGGTCTTCAGCGTCAGCCTGATGGCGAAGGGTTGTAGATATTGTGGTAGCTAGTTGGCCGTAAAGGGATATTGACGCTGCGTCTTGATCTGTAACATTTGCGCTGCCAGTGCCATAACCGACTGTAATTGCGTTGCGAACATCGCCAGCCCGTTTGACTATTGAAAGAGCTGGGCCAATGGCGTGATTGCCATCTAGATCAACATACCCATTAGTAGCTAGGTATTGGCTGCGGTGTGTTGAGTCGGCATACCCAATCCGACCTTGCGCATCTTCATAAAGATAGCCAAGTCCGCTAGTAGCAAAGCGAGAAGCTAAATTATAAACTGTGTCATTGAGACCAGTCTCAGAGTGAAGCTCATAATCGCCCGGAGTGTCTATCTCTCCTAGTCCAGTATTTTCTGCATCTTGCCATTGAGTCGCTGGGTCATAGCCCGCCCAAGTTTCGGCAGTTGGCACTTCATTCCATTGGTCAAATAAAACTCCGCTAAGTAATTCTTCAATGCGCTCTCCATCAAATTGATGGGCAAAGTTGCCATTATAAAGGGCCCTATTTAATCTTGCTAAAGCTCCTACCGCAACTATTCTAATTTGCTGACTGGTAGCAGTTGATCCTGAGGTCTGGACTGTAATGCCTAAATCTGTAATAAAGCCGCCAAAGAGATTTACATAGGTTGCGGTAGAATCTTGCACCTCTATTGTAACTGCGTCATTTATTTCAAATGGGACTGCTGCCTCACTAGTCTCAATCAAGGTCACATTGCAATAACCTGCAACTGGCTGAGTATAAATATCGGTGCGTCCAGAGGTTATTGTAAGACCGCTAAGGGTTGCGCCAGTAACTGTATTGCCAGCTACCTTAACGCGATAAGTAGGATTCCAACTTGTCATAAGCCCGTTAGTTGCAGAGCGCCTGCGCCAGTTCGAGAGTTGCTATTGTTTAAAGCTAGGACTACCGCTCTAGTAAATCCTTCTTCATCTATGGCACTAGGTGCATTGACATTTATAGTAATAGGTTGGCCAGCTGCATCGCCTCTACGCACATTGCTTACATCAAAGTTAGTTGGGATAGCTAAATCAGTTGCTTTCAATCCAGATTGGAAGGTTGGCATTGTGCCTAAAATTGCTGGATTTGCTGATGATTTTGTGCTGGGAGTTGTAAAAGTAGGAGCAACTGGGCTTGGGCTGCTAGGTGTAAAAGGAGTAGGAATATTTATATTGCCTGTAGAAGTAGTTATTCTGCCAGTTGTGTCATTGCTTTGAGTAAATGATGGTTTGGATATTGTGGGAATATCTGGCAGTAGAGGTATTTTGTTATAAGCTCTAATTAGAGCATTAATGCCATCTATTGCTGCACCGACCGCACTACTAATAAAGCTAGTTACTTTTGAAATGATTGTTATAGTAGCCCCTGCCACTTTGCCAATTGTTTCTAATGCGTTTCCAAAGGTGTTAATTAAAATTGGTATAACAATGTTTTTTAAGAAAGCCACAAATTGTTGAAAGCCTTCTCGGTTGTTTTCTATTGCGTCTTGGATTGGCTTTAGTGCTCTGTCTTTAAATTCAATAAATTTTGGTATAGCGGTATTAATTACATAATCCAAAGTCTGTTGCAGGATTGGCAATAATCTTGCTCCGATAGATTCCTTAGCTTCATCAAAACCGACTCTAAGTCTCGCTAATTGTCCTTCAAAAGTATTGGCTTGAACTGTAGCTGCACCGCCAAAAGTGTCAGCAAGTTGTTTCATTGTGCCTTCAAGACCTAGCGACTTTATCTCTGCCGCCGAAAGTCCTACGCCCAAACGACCAAGAGCGCCAGTATTACCCTCATAGGCTTTACCCAAGGCGTTAGCTACTGACTCAACGCTTTTGCCAGTAGCCGCAGAAATATCAAGAGCTAAATCTAAAAGCCCTTGTGATTTTGTTACATCACCAGTAGCAATTGCTAAACGCTGCAACGCTGGGCGTAGTTGATCATCAGCGACCCCTGTGGCTAGGGAAGTCTTTAGGATTTGTCGCTCTATCGCAGCTATCTGAGCATCGGTTGCTCCAGTAACATTTTTAAGAGCATTAGCTAAGCGAAGCTGTGCAGCCTCATCTTCAATGGCTGCCTTAACGCCATCAACGGCTAGCTTGACTGCATAGGCTGCCGCTGCTGCCGCTGCTGCTGCAAAGGCGGCTGCTGCGACCTTGCCAAACTTCTCTAACTTACCGCCAAAGCCTTCAACCTCTTTAGAGCCAGTATCAAGATTTTTCTTGAGATCAGCGACATCAGCAAGAATCGAGAGTTTAATTGTTCTACTGCCAGCCATTACTTATCCCACTCTTTCAATATCTTGGAAAATGCTTCTTGCCATTTCTTAATCAATTCAGGCTGAATCTTACGAAGGGTTGGGTAGATAAAGTAGCCAGCGTTTCCGCGACCTTTGCTGGGTGTTCTTCTTGGGAACTGACGCAAGCGATTACTTCCAAATTCATAACCCGCCCAGAGTTTTTGTGTGCTACCGCCACCAGAAAAGCGCTGACTTGCAAAGCCGTAAGAGAACTCTCCGATTTTGGAACTGGCCGAGACTTTAACGCCTGTTGCAATTCTTCTAACTGCTTCTTGACCAAATGTCCTCGTAAGGGCATAGGCTTTAATTTCGTTTGCTGCATAAGTAGCCAGCGCGCTAGATTCTCGTTTAGCTTGGCTAACGGCTTCATCATCCATCGCTTTAAATGCGGAAATGATTGAACGGAGCTCGCGTTTGTCATAGCTGATTGGTAACTCATCTGCCACCGCTACGCTCCTTTAATATATCTATTGCCGTCATTACTTGGTCTATATCTGTCCAGTAAGGCATCGGAATCCCAGTTGCGATAGCAATCTCGATGATTAGTCGATTGATGCTTCCGGACTCGTAACTTTTGGGCTTTCATCTCCAATCGTCATTTCCTCAACTGTCAGCTCCCAAATCTCTTGGGACTTGGTTGGCTTCCCTGCTGCTTCGCGCTTATACGCAAAGTAG